ATGATCTGTATCCGGAGACGATTGATAATCGGTGATGATGCGGGCAGATGAAGCGAAGGTTTGTGATCGATGTGTGACCGGTGTGTGATGCCGGTGTGACGTCACTGTGACGTTTTTTATCTATAATATAAGCGGAAATTAATGCTAGTGTGACGTAGACGTACGATTGAGTGCGTCTATTTTTTTGTCTAAAACGCTGTCCGATCCGGAAAGTTTATTCGCAACTAATAATGAACGAAGAAAAACGTGTGCCATTCCGAAAGTGACTCCGCATCTATTTATGACAGCAAAATTTTAAAAACGGTGTCCATTTCGGAAAGTCGTTGCGCAGTTATAAGTGAAGGCGGAAAAATTTCGAATTTATTGTGCGGTTTTGAAAAGTCGCGGGTATTATTTCATGAAGGCTACAGCGGGGAGTTACTAACGCAAAGGAGGCGGTTGTCATATTACCGAGAATGAGGATTACGGGAGCAGCGGCGGAAATGATCGTAGTAAGCGATCTTATATTGAAGGGCTACGAGCCGTACTTACCTACGATGGGGAATACGGAATGCGACGTGCTCGTTGAGAAGGACGGAAAGGCTTATCGCGTCCAAGTTAAGAGCGCACGTTCTGAAGACGGTGAAAAGGTAAAATTCGATATCACCCGTCCAAGCGCTTCGAGTAAACACTATAGTAAGGACGATTTCGACATCCTCGCGCTACACGACTTTTACTCCGGAAAAACGGCGTATCTAGTATGGCGCGATCTTCCGCATAAAAGGAGTATTACGTTGAGGTATTCGAATACAGTCGGCAGCAACGCTTTTGTAGACGCAAATGGACGTCTGTTCTTCGATGACTACCTAGAATTTCCGGAGATCATTACGAAAGAGATTGCGGGGTGATAAACGGATGACAAACGAAAAGCGACCGATTGATTTCCACGACCACAGGTTCGTCCGCGTTACGAAAGCGGTCCTCGAAGACGAGACGTATTTAGATAAGCCGATACAGAAACTCGTATATTCGATCTTGTGTTTTTACGCAGACAACACGAGTAAGAAATCGCATCCAAGCGTACAGACTATCGCAGACAAATGTCGATGCTCTTCGAATACAGTTCGGGCAGCATTGCGTCGACTAAAGGAACTCGAATTAATCGATATTACCGAGCGCAAAACAGAGAACGGGCAGACGTCGAATGAGTATACGTTGTGGGAGCCGGCGGAGTGGTTTTACTCCGGCACTTCAAAAAACGATAGTAACCCCCTTCATGACTTGAAGTGACCTACTTCACAGTTTGAAGACGAACTAAACTCATTTAACTATACTTATTTATCTAAACTAATAATAGCGCTCATATACATTCGCGCGGATATTTTTAATAAAAGATATATCGCGATTAATAACATCTGCAAGAGTGAGCGTATGCGAACGATTGCTAGGTTTTAATAATAACGAAGGGAGTACGATAGTATGGCTTTTTACGAATATACACAGAACAATAGCGGTGGGTCTTTCCTTACGAATGATAAACTTTGTCACCGGATCTTCATTGAGGCGAATTCTTACGAAGAAGCGGACACAATTGCAGAAGGCCTTGGCGTCTATTGGAACGGAGTAAGCGAAGGTATTGACTGCGACTGTTGTGGAGATCGTTGGGGAATCGCAGACCCAGTCGATTTAGATCGTATTAACAAAAAAGGATGGGAAGCAGGGGTTTACTCGAATATAGCTTCGCCTGAAAAAGAGGAGGAATGGAAGGCGCGATACGGTAATTACCCGATCCACACTGCGCCAACTTGGTCCGATTATATATTCCGAAGTTACTCCGGAAAGGTATCCTTCGAAAATGTCGAACAGTACGCTCAATTCCTAGCGGACGAATACGGATGGACGACGCCCGATGCTCGAATCTTCTATAAGAACGGTGCAGTAACCGAAGTTTTTAAAAACAGATAACGAAGGAGATGACGAAACTCATGACGATTAACATCACGCTATCCCCCGATTACAAACTCACGTCAGACGAACGCAATATCATCGTCAATGAACGCTATTTCACCGATCCAACGAAAGCGCCGAACTGGCCGAAGCGGCTCGCCGAAAATCCCGACTTAGATCCGTCACCAATCGCACGTTGGCGGGAGGTCGCGTACTTCTCATCGATTGACCGCGCAATCATGTTCGTCATGGATCGGCGGATTAAATTATCGGACGCCAAGACGCTGGAAGAGCTCGCACGAATTATACGGGAATTTCGCGGGGAATTAGCGGCTTTGCTGACGGTCGAGGGCAATCGTAAGGGATAACGTTAAAACGACGGAGAGGCGGCGATAGTGTGGCGGAGGATACGAGACGAATCTCGGAGCTCACCGACAAACAGCGTTTGAAATTAGCCGAGATTGCGGAGGAAAACACCAAACGAAGCGAGGAAGGTCTGACGGTTATCAAAAAAGACGATGAGTGGAGGCGTTAAAATGATCGTTCCAAAATTCGATATAGACCACATTATCAAGGTCGCAAAGGAACTCGGCATTGAGGTGCGGGAGGTTGCTCCGGGAGAGGGCGGCGTTTTTATCAAGGAGGAAGACGGATCAGAGCGTGAGTTGACGACGTTCGATCTGTTTCCGGAAACTAAAGAAATCGCAGACCTACGTTGTGCCCTTGCCGGATTGATCGCGGAAAACGAGCGGCTGAAGAAGGCGCTGAAATTAATCCAATCGAAGTCGGAGCTTCCCGAAGAACCAGTCGATTTAGTTCCGATTACTGAGCTATACGAAATAAATTTACACGCAAAGGAGGCGCTAAGATGAGCGAAATTAAAAAGCCGGTAATTACGAAGGATCAGTCGGATTCGATAGCGGCGTTTTTAGAGGTGGGGACAAAAGAAGAACTGCTGACTGCTAAAGTACACTGTTGTCATTTCGGAGATGAATATTCCGGAATTAATACTATCAATATCATGACGCTCGCATCCGCATTAATCAACGGATATGAAGTCGAAAAGACGCCGGAGGAGAAGGTGCGGGAATATTACGAGAAACTCTGCGATGGGTACGATCGCGCACAGTTCCATGAGGACAAAGGCAAGTACTTGCTCATGAAGCGATCAGTCCGTAGAACGTTGGATGCTCTCGGAGTCCAAATAGCCGGGATCAATGACGAAGAAGGTGACGAAAATGCCAACGACAGATAAACCGGTATCCAAATGGAATGTACGCGACTTCCAGGCGTATTTAAAAGCGGAGCATGAGCGGCTGTACGGCGTCCCTTACGTTCCGATGCCTACTCGCGAACCAAGGAAGGCGGAAGCGGGAATGCTCGGGCGCTGGGTCGGAACGAAACGGAAGCCGGGCGAATACGGGCCGGAAATAACGAAGCGATTCATCGATCTGTGCTTTGCGGAATACAGGCCTACGGCAGAATGGCCGGGTATCAGTTTCGGATTTATGCAGACGTATATGGGACGGAATTTGCAGCGGGCAGTGGCGGAAATCAGGGCCGAAGAAGCGGCGCAACAAAGGCGGAAGCAGCAGGCGGAAATCGGCGACGACTTTTATTAAACGGAGGGATTGCGAGATGGCATGTAGATTGTGTAAAGAACGCGGAAAAACGTGGGAAGGATCAGATCCGGTTTGTGCTTTCGAAAATGGCGTATTTTCGCCAAAGAATTGGAACTGCGCAACGATGAGTAAATTACGTAGGTTATCGGAGGGACTCGGGAATTCTGATCGTGACGATGATTCTTGCGGTTCAATAGGGTACGTGCCTTTAAGCGACAATTATGCGCCGGCAACTTACGAAGGGTACGGAGGATATATCGTTATGATGTGGTACAAAGAACGTGGAAGAGTCGGCAATGCACTGTTTATGACGGATGAAGGTGCGGAACCATTGACGATTGAGCACGCAGAAATAGCGATTAAAACGGCTGAAGGGTGGTTACGGAATGGCTAAAACGAAAAAGTATGTGCGGATTAAGAAAGCAAGTGGGTCTAGGTACTGGTACACAGATAAGATTGGTGAAGTTTTCGAAGTCGCACGGGAAGACAACGCCGACTATGTGGTATATAACGGAAGTATTGATGGTTGTTTAGTAGCTAAAGAAGACGCCGAACTCATCGTCACAGAAAAGCGTCCGGCTGAGGTTGGCGAGCGTGTCTTGATTACGGAAAAACCAGTCCGTAAAGACTACGAAATTTATGAACCTGTGACAGTAGACAACGTTAATATTTACGGTGTTGAATCGTACAAGAATGGTCGTCCAATATTCTTAAACCATTACGAATACGAAGTCATCGTCAGTAACGAAGTTAAAAACGAGGAGGCTGACGAAATGAATAAAATGTTAGTAGATCAAGCGAAAACTGTGTTCGAAAGAAAGGACGACAAATATTTTGGGTATAAATCTCGATTGGGAGATATTGTCATCGGTGGGGCGTATTCTTATGCATTCGTTGTTCATTACGCGAAAACAAACGAGGATGTTGTTATTATCCCAGGTGATGTTAATACGGTCACAACACCGGTTTGCACAACAGAAGCAGAACGTCTATGGAAGCCAGAAAAGACCGCACAAGAACGCCGGGATGAAATCGTCGAGCAGGCGAAGGCGGACGTTGAAGAGCTGTCTAATTACGATGGAATTGGGCGCTATGTGATACTTGAACCGTTAGGTAATGCGTGTGACATTGAATTTATTATTAATAGAGATAAAAGGACGGTTGTCTGTTTGTTAAAAGGCATTAATTCTTCGAAAATATACGCTAGAGGAATCGCCAAGGCCGCACCGGACGATTGCTTCAACGAACATATCGGAGAAGCCATCGCTCTCCATCGCGCACTTGGACTCGAAGTGCCTGACGAATATCTTAACGCGCCGCAGCCGACTGAGGTTCGTGTGGGGGATGTTGTCGCTTACCGCGGATTCTATAAAACAATTGATTATGTGACTGTAGTTGCCGATGGTGAACCGACAGGGGGCGGAAGAGCTGCGCTTACATCTATTGCTGTCAAACACGGAAAAATCATCGACGACAGCCGGACGGGGGTGGGCGAATGACATACGATCCAGCAAGAGTAACGACTGATCTCGATTTCGTCGAAGGTATGCTACACGTCGTAAAAGGGGATGAGTACACCGTATATCTCCTCGTAGACAAACACAACGGAAATATCCACGTAGTAAACGTAATCGAGAACTAACGAAAGGAGTGAACGCCATTGACTAACGAAAGAAACTGTGTCCTGGCTACCGGATGCAAAGCGGCCGGCACGTCCGCCTGTAACCGCCGATGCCCGCACTTCATCGCACTACACGGCGCGACAGGAAACGGCGGGCGGTCAGCGGCGGCAGGCTTACCGCGAGAATATCGACTGACAACGCTCGCCAATTCGCCAGCCAGAGCGGATCAGCCAGCGATATATAAATCGGTTGAAAACTACGTCAAGACGTTCGAGCGTCAGTTTGAGCAGACGGAAGGCTACATCGAACCGGCTGACCGTATCAAGTCGTTGTATCTCTTCAGCGCGAACTCTGGCACCGGAAAGACGACGACAGCGGCGGCAATCCTTAACGAATGGCTGCGCGTCCATTACAGCGGATCTTTGCGGAGAGGTTTAACGCCGTCACTGCGTCCGGCCTATTTCCTCGATGTGAACGAATGGCAGACGGAATTCAACCTCGCAACCATGACGAACGACGAGGACGGCCTGACGGAATTCAAACGGAAGATGACGCTGGCGATGACGGCTCCCTTTGCAGTACTGGATGACGTAGGGGTGCGGGATTGTACGCCGGCATTTCGCGGCTATCTTCACGCAATAGTTAACGCAAGAGTGACGAATCAGTTACCGACTGTCTACACGAGCAACATTGCGATCGAACGGCTGCCGGACGTTTTCGGAGAGCAACGTCTGACGGACCGTATTCGTGACCTATGCCGCGTAATTGAATTCGAGGGCGAATCGAAAAGGGGGCTGCGGAGATGAAAACGGACATCGCTTTCGGAGACCTAGTCGCAGTAGACGGATATCCTGACCGCATATTCTTCGTGGATGCGCGTCGGGACGTTAAGGAAACGGATGATACCGGCGTCTCTACTTACGTTGAGTTCGATCTGACAGACGCAATACATGGCGAATGGATTCTCGCTGATGCGAACGACATCCGCTTAGTCTGCCGCAGTCAGTTTGTTGACGAATATCTTGACGGAGTTGATTACGAAAACTATCCGGAGCCGGAGGGAACGGCGTTTCATTGGGCGGAATATCTTCCGAAATTACCGTATGCCGATACCGTAGCTAAGCTTAGCGAAGGAATTAAAAAGGCGTGGGATGATATGGCGAAAAAGAAGACGGAGAAAATCGATGAGCTTCTCGACGAATTAAACGATTACAAACGTTTGGAAGCGATGTACGGCGACGAGGAATATAAGGCGAAGCAGGTCGAGGCGAAGGCGAAATTAAAGCGGGAGGTCGAGCGATGATGAACGAATTACAAAAAGTATTCAATTATCAAGATCAACAGGTCAGAACGGTCGTTAAAGATGGGGAACCTTGGTTTATTGCAAAAGATATCTGCGATATCCTCGAAATCGGAAATAGCCGCCAAGCTTTAGCGCGGTTAGATGATGATGAAAGGGCGTCATTTGAAATGACACACCCTCAATCACCGACAAAAACAATTATGATGCAAGCTGTGAACGAACCCGGCCTATATTCATTGATTCTTGGCAGCCGCAAACCAGAGGCCAAACAATTCAAAAGATGGATAACCCACGAAGTCATCCCGACAATCAGAAAAACAGGCGGCTATGTTGCGAATGACGATCTATTCATTCAAACGTATCTGCCGTTTGCAGACGACCAAACAAAACTTTTATTTAGCGCAACTTTAGAGACTGTACGCAAGCAAAACGAAGTAATTTCCGAAATGAAACCGAAAGCGGAGGAACATGATCGTTTTATCGCCGCGACAAACGTTCAAACGTTGGAGCAGGCAGCCAAATCGATCGGCATTGGACGAAATAAATTAACGTCATTCTTACGAACAATCGGCGTATTTGTGCGGAAAGAAGGTTCACCGGTTCCTTATCAGCGCTACATCAACGAAGGATATTTTAAAGTCAAACAGTCGCCGTCTAGATATTACGGAGTTAACTTTGTGCAGACGTACGTTACTGCGAAGGGCGTCTCCTTCATCGATAGGAAGCTGGAAGAGTACGGAGGAGCACGAGCGGTCAACGCATTGAGGATGAAGGAAATCGAACATATAGCGTAAGAAGAGGAGGGATCGCGGATGAACTACGGTGTTTTAATGCTATCGAAGGTAATCGAACAGAACGATCCGAATGCGCTGTTGCGCTTTAACATTACCGCCGAGGATCTGCCGACGGAAGGCGAACGCAAGGCACTTCGATACATCACGGAATATGCGGAGAAACACGGAGGGCAGGCGCCGACGGCCGAGATGGTTGCAAATGAGGTGCCGGACTTCCAGCCGGATTTTAATATCGAGGCCAATTACGATTACCTTGCGGAAAAACTACGGAAACAGGCTGCGTTGCGAGAGTTCGTCGATATTGCGGAAAAGGAGCTTCCGGAACGGTTTAGCCAAGCGCAAGATAATCCGGAAGAATTATTTTCATGGTTGACGGAAAAAGTCGAAAGTCTTAAAATAAGAACAAACGTTCGTAGTTCTATCGGTACCGACATCAAAAAAGATACCGACAAATTCAAAGCCGAATACGAAAACCGCAAGGCTGGCGAGTCTTTCCGGATCTGGCTCAGTAAATTCGACTTCATAAACCGGGCGATGGGCGGCTATGTTTCATCGAACGTATACGTTATTTACGGGAAGTCCGGCCGGGGAAAATCGGCCATTGCGTTGGAGGAAGCGATTAATTGCGCGATGCAGGGGGCGAACGTTCTGATTTGGTCGATGGAGATGGGATGGTATGAGGTTCTCGTCAGGCTTTACGTTTCCATTTCGGCAAGCATTGGCGTGACAAAAGCGAATCTTGATGGCGTAGATATTGAGGCCGGATTTAATTCGCGGGATGTTCGCCAGGGCAAGCTTTCCGACGAATTCGAAGCCGGCTTTATGGAATTCCTCGATAAGATGAACGAACTGATCCCGGGCAACATCATTGTCCGCGCGGTAGACGACGAAGACTTCGGCTCCCGGAAACTGCGGGATTTAAAAGCGGATATCCTCGAAACGAAAGCCGATGTCGTGCTAATCGACCCTTTTTACTACCTCGATTACGAAAAGAACACGTCAAAGACTGCGGGCGGAGACGCGGCCGAGACTTCGAAAAAACTCCGTCGTCTGGCCGGACAAACAAAAACGACTGTCTTTGCGTTGACGCAAGCGGAAGAAGGCGAAGGGAAAGACGCTGATTCCGAATTAAAGTTGCCGCAGCGTAAAGACGTCAAGAAAACAAAGGCTCTTCTCGAAGATGCTGCGCTATTGATTGCGGTGGATACGAACGCAGAGGAAGGTCGGGGCCTGATCGGTCTGAACAAAGGCCGGGATGGCGGCGAAGGTCAGCGCGCAGAGATCGTTTATTTGCCGCAGTTTGGCGTCATTAAGCAGCTAGGGGGAGCGGATCAGTTCGATTTCTAAGACGAAAGGAGTGAGACGAAAGTGCCGACATTGACGTTAAACGGCCGTCCGGTCGACGTCGACATACGATATGAGCTCGAACAGTTCGAATGGACGCGGCCGACCTGGACGGATGAGCGGCTCCTGGCCGCAAGTCCTTTCCGATATGACCGGACGCCGAGTTTTTACGTATATCTTGACGATACGACATCCGCAAAGGCCGGCTATTGGGGCGATAGCGGCTATTATGACGCAGAGTATGCACGGGGTGGCTTCGTTAAGCTGCTAGCGTTCTTGCGCGAAGAAACCGAAGAGGAGACGGTCGAATACCTCATCGATGCGTATGCGCCGGATTCAGATAACGGTAAATTAACGCTAAGGCTGCCGAAGCTGAAGATCGCAAAGAATCGCGAACCTCTAAGCGAATCGATTCTCGACGACGTGGTTGCGGGGCCTAACGATTATTTAAACAAGCGCGGAATCATGCCGGCGGTCCAGCGTCTAATGGGCGTCGGAATGGCAGGCGGTGCGGTTGCGTTGCCCTGGCGGCTCCCGAACGGCCGGCTCGCTAACGTAAAGTATCGGTCAACGCGGGGCAAAGCGTTCTGGTACGTAAAAGGCGGCTGGCCGATCCGGGATCTCGTTTACGGAATGAACGTCGTGTATGATCGGCGGCTGAGGCGCGTTGTCTTATGCGAGGCGGAGATCGATGCGCAGTCGTGGATGACAGCGGGCGTGCCGGCGATCGGAACCGGAGGATCTTCGTTCAACCAACGGAAGGCGGACATTATCGTCCAGTCTCCGATCGATCACGTAACCATCGTGACGGATAACGATAAGGCCGGCGAGAAGTTGCGGGCGGAGGTCGAGCGTTATTTATACGGGAAAGTCGGACTGGCACACGGATATATTACGGAAGGAAAGGATGCGAATGAATTATTGCTTGCGAAGGGGAGAGCGGAGTTGAAGGCGGTGTATGAGCGTGCGGATGACGTTAAGAAGTGGCGGGTGAGTTTACAGTACGGGAATACCCGTACTAAAGGTCGGCGGAGGTTATATTAACCCTCCGTGTTATTGCCGGATACCTCGGACCATTCGTAAAGATCTTCAGGAACACAACCAAGTACATGAGCGATATTATAAGCTCGCTCGATGCTTGGAATGTTGCGGAGGCTTACGTAGTCCGTTATGTGCTGTTTTGTTAAACCGACTTTAGCTGCGAGTTGAGTCTGATCAATACCGCGTTTATGGCAAAGTTCGGGTATCCGGCATTTGCCGACCTTAAACGTAACAAACACCTCCCATCATTAAAGGTGTCCGTACTATTTTACACTAGACGATAATATCTCGCTAGGTTAGCTAGTCCCTTATGATCCTAACGACACATTCGATCGGAACGTCTAATTCCTTGCACAAAAACTCAATTGTCGAGAGACTTACAGCTTGTCCCTTATTTATACGAGCCTGCGTTTTAGAATTTAGTCCTTTTTCACGGAAATGACTCAAAGCTATTTCTTTTTCATTAAGACATTTAAATAATGGAGAATAATCAATCATAATTATCTTCCTTCCAAATTTTTTGAATAATAATGTGTACAAAAGTACACATATGTATTATACTTAGAAATATAAACGAGCGCAATTAAAAATAGAGGGGGTTTAAATTTGGGCGCACTTCAGCAAGATGTTTTAAACTGTTTCGACGATTTGTTTTTGGATTTTGATTCAGCTGCAAGTAAATTAAATATTCATGTGAATCAGCTTTACAATTTCAAAAGAACTGGGAAAATCGGATTTCGAACATTATTAAAATTGTCACAATTTTTCTATAAAGCGAAGTATCATGAATTAATGCAAGAATGGTGTTTGAAACTAACTACAACTGAGGCTATTAAACATGCTTTTGAGTATGCGGCAATAAAGCGTGATATTCCTTTGTTAGAAAAATTGCTGAAAGCGCATAGAATGGATTCCAACCTAATCAATTATACACAATTTTATCAGGTAATATATAACTACATGTTAGGGGAATTCAGACCACAAGAGTTGAGGAATTATGTGAACACTTTAAAATGCGGAAAGGATAAAGAATTAAAGGTTTTGAAAGATATCTTTTCTTGCTACTGTCTTTATTTTGAAAATAAATATGCAACAATCGTTGAAAAAGCTTCCGATATCGAAAAAGAGATATACGAATTAAGTGACGCAAGGAAAACGTTTTTTAAAGAGTGTTATCTTATCAGACTCTCCGAAGTATTTGCGCCTGCTTATTTATATCTTAAAGATCTTTCAAAAGCGCGACGTCATGCAGAATTTCTTTTTTCTTCGAATTTAAGTGCGAAAACGAAATCTGACGGGTATTATTACATGGGTGTTTCTTTTATAGAGGAAGATAAGAAAGAGTGTCTTCGCTATATAAGGATGAGCGCTGATGAGGCAAAAAAGACAAACGATTTGAGGATTGCTGCGGAAGCAAAAAACACATTGAAGTTAGTCGAGGGATTTTATTCGTATAAAGAGAAAGGGGAGATTCCTCAAAATTTACCAACACCGAAAGACATGATACTAGGCGAAAAAAATCTATTTCTGCGGTACTTCCAATTGATCAAGGATGGGACCTTATCAGATCTGGCCTGCGCGTATAGTACATTCACACAAGAATTCAACTTCCTGTTTTCAAGCATCGTTGTGGGTGATATGATCGATGCCGGATTAGACCCTCTCGTCGCTGCCCCTATAAAGGACATCCAATTAAATTACAAGGGAGAGGAATACTTTGAAAAAGATTTTATTGGCAGTTTTATTTACAGCGGTGGTTCTGCTAGCGGGAAGTTCGTTAATTAATAATGTGACAGAAGATAATACAACACAGTTAGCAGACCCAGTCCCAGGTGGTTGATTTTTCTTTTTTAGCCCGTCATTCGACGGGATTTTCTTTTATTTGCGAATATTCATTACATTAAATTATTTTTCGGAAACATAGTGTGATAGAGAAGAATTATCCAAATTACATGTTATTATTTCTTTACAGAAGAAAAACTTAGAAAAAAATTAAGAAATTATGTGCGGCTTTAAAATGTCGCGGGTATTATTAAGTGAAAAAAGGAGGGTGAAAGTTTTTGAAAGAAAAACTGAATAGCCTGGTATTGAATTATCAAAAGACAAGAAGTAATAATTCCTTCACAGAGATTTATGACCTAACCATCACTCCGATGCGATCGACATTTGAAGAGGTGGCGCGATCGTTGAGGGCTAGCGTTCCGGAGGTGTTAGCATTATACGAGGATGTCCTTATGAATTGTGTTGCTTCTTATTCCGGTGAACATGACTTCGAAAACTATTTTAAGTTCAGTCTAAAAAATAAACGAGCGAATCTTTATAGGAATAAAAAGAAAAGGCATCAGAATGAAGTGTTAGAGTGTGGGTTATCTTCGAATGGCGATGAAGGCGCGGCAACGCTGAGAGTCGTCGCAGAAGATACACCAGAGAATTTATTTTTCAGAAAAAAAAGAGCCGATCAGCGGCAACTGATCGACAATTTGGTTGAAAAATCGGACGAAACAACAAAAGTAATTGTTGAGACGTTCCTAGCGTGTGAACGCCCAACGCCGACGGCAATCGGTAAGAAGTTAGGCGTCCATCACATGACAGTCATTCGCAAACTCGAAAAGCTGGCAGGCTACTTCGATACTCAACAGTTCGGTGATTACCGAGACTATTTGTTTGCGAAATAACTTAGCGTAACTAGCCCGGAAGGCATCGCTACACCCTCATCATATACAATCTGTTGTCAAAAGACAAGCGAACAGAATGCGAACACACCTTCCGATCTAGTGCGTTTTACCTAAATAATATGGAGGCGAACGTACTATGAATATCCCCAAAATTACCGATTCCAATACGTATCCTGCGCTAGATCCGCGCAAACTAACCGAAATTTTATATCAAGGCGCATGGCCAGCCGACGAAGATCCGGCGGACTACTATCGACCACTCTCGATCCAGGCGGTGAGGGTCGGATGAAAGTCACGCTATCTCACCACGCAAAGAAACGAATTACCAAGCGCTTTAAGATCGGCAACCAAACGCCGGAAGCATGGGCGTCTCAGATGTTATCTAATGCGATTTTCTGCGGCATCGGTCCGGACAACAACGGAGAAGATGCTCGGATGTATTCCCATCGTGGAGCAACGTTCATGCTTGCGGTAGATGTAGACGTTGTTAAAACCGTAATCCCACCGAATAAAAGCTACATCAATCGAATTCGGCGTAAAGTGACGAATTTCATTACGGAAGAAATTACGAAAATGTCGCAACAAATTACGGAAGAGGTGGCTAGGATCGATAAGTTTCGCGATGAACTCGAAGAAGAGATCGCACATTTAGAAGACCGTTTGTCGCGCGCCCGGTCATTACCGACGAAATTGGCGTTGCAATCTCGAATTAATGCGGTTCGTATGCGTATTGACGAATTGCCGGCGGAATCGCACGAATTAAGACGCGAACTGACGCGTACAGCGAGAGGAGTCGCCGCCTATGTCTAACGCATGGCTATTCGAAATATTTGCGGTGATTGCCACGCTTGTACTTGGCCGACTTATTTACGAAGTTAATCGCGAAGAAGGCGAATAGGGGCGGCGGACATTGCGGCCCGGCGCTCGGAGAATGTCGGGGTGTCCGTTAAGTAACAGAGTCGCGTCGCTACTGCTTCGCGCTGGCGCCGTTTCGGACGCAGATACCGGCATTTTGCGAGGGCGAAAAGCCTCAAAATTAAAACGTAGGGGGAAATCGAATGAGCATTAGAGACATTTTGAAAGAGCGCGAAGAAGAACGTGATAAGGCGGCTAACGGCGAAAGCGAATTCCCGGAGGGCGTTACGCGTTATGTCCGCGTCGGAAGTCGCGGGGAGATCAACAAAGAAGGACGTACGTTGGTTATGCTTGCGCCGTACGATGAGTGGTACGTCTATTTCGTACATGAAAACAGAGAATACACCGGAAAGGGCTACGATCATAAATTCCGAAAGCATACGTGCTTGCACTCCCCTCGTAGTACCGTCAGCGTTGACGAGTTAAAAAAATACTTCCAGCCAGGAAAAAATGAGTGCATTTCGTGCAAAGCGGGAGCAAAACGAAAAATGTTCTTTATGATACCGGTGTACGATCCGACATACAAAACTTATCGCGTTATAGACATTGCGGAATTCCACGCAAACAGTTTAATGGATGATTTTGATAAAGCGGAGAAGCCGGTCAAGAAAATCAAGTCGGATTATACACTCGTAGGTCAAGCGGTGCATTTTAAGCAGTCCGACAAGACTTATTCGTTAGAAACTGGAGATCTGCCTGGCGATGTTCTTGAAGAAGCAAAAGCGTTTATCGGCATCGACTACAAATACGAAGAACTCGCTAACTTTCGCGATGAAGAAGACATCGTTAAGATTCTTCACGAAGCGAAAGAGGGCGTCAAGAAAGCCGTTCTGCCACCATTAGCGGAATCTAATAACGAAAAATCTAACGAAATCAGTGACGATGATCTGCCGTTTTAATAAAACGAAGGGGGACGATTGAATGTATCAAACTCGAATTGTTCTCGCGATTATATTTTTCTGTTTAGCAGTCGGTCGAATGCTTTACGGAGATATTGCAGTCGGAATTTTAAACGTATCATGCGGCATGTTGCTTTTAGAGACGGCTAGACTATACAAGTTATTGGAGGCGGAGTGATGGCGCATCTCAAGGAAACTATCGGCAAGTATTCCGAACTGATCGCCCGTGCGGCTTTATTAGCCAGCGGGTGGCAGGCGGTATCAACAGCGGACACGGAAGAACCGTTCGACATCAGCGCAAAAGATCCGGGCACCGGCGAATGGAAGACGTTCCAGGTTAAGACGATCCGGGACCGTACGGAAAAACGCGGCTACTTAACGGTAAGTGGACGCAAAGGAGACGGACAGCCGTACACAGCGGAAGATACCGACTTCTTCATCGGAGTGCTAATCGGTGAGGGCAAATTCCCTCGCGTCTGGATGTTCGATAATCGCGGTATTACGGACTATTGGGGGCCGTCAGAACGGGAAGGCAAGCGTTGGGTCGAAATGGATCTGAATTTCATGCGGGAAGATTTTGCGGAAAATAACGAAGCGGAGGCGGTTTGACCTTACCGGGTCGGACGGTCAATAAAAGGAGGACGATTCGATGGCGAAATTAGCAGGCGTTAAGACTCTCGATATGGTGAACGGTGAAATTACGAAGGTTGCGTATAACGGTGCGGAGTATGAGCGTGTGGAAGGACCAGGGCAGCCGGGCGACATTGGATTAAGAATTTCAGAACCAATGACATTCGTATCGCTCGGTCATTTCTATCCGGTTATCTACGATAGTGGATTAAGGTATATCGATGATGACGGAGATCTAATGGGCGTACAACCGGGAACCTTTTCATTCTTCCGCAAAGTCTCCGCATCTCAACCGTCATTAGAAGATCGCGTCAGCACAAACGAAAAGGATATCGAATCCCTAAAATCCGACGTTGCTGCGCTAAAAGGCGAAGCCAAGACGGAATACGTACGGATTGACAAGAGCGAGGCGAAGGCGGGCGATTTCGTTAAGTTTGACGAAGCTCCAAACGAATTTCTAACCGCAGGTAAGTATTACGAAATCTATCGCGTAGATGGTTGCGGAGATCCTCAAATCCGGGATGACGACGGTGACGGTTTTGACACTTACTGTGCCGATGATTTCGAAGTCTACCGCAAAGTCAGCGCCGCCGAGCCGAAGCCTGAACGCCTGAAAGTCGGTGATTATGCGAAGGTGGTCAGGAACGAAAGCGGTCATTATGCGGAAATTGATGAAATCGTACTAGTAAAAAGAGACGACAAAGATTTCGCACCTTTCCATTGCGAAAAATTAAACGGAAACGAAGCCGGAATTTTTTACGAAGATGAACTCGTCCGCGCCACCGACGAAGAGGTTGCCGAAGCAAAACGCGCAGCCGCCGAGCGTAAGAAATGGGCCGCAATCGGACGTGAGGTTGGCGAGTATAAGATCGGTGATGTGGTTCAGTATTTATATGATCGGGAAATTTGCGAAGTTGTAGATATCGCCGAGGATGGGCGTCTAGAAGTCGCTACTCAGAACCACGGAAACTGCACAGAAAATCAGTCAAGCATCGAACTAATCGCGCCAGTCGAATCCCGTTTCGATCGAAAGGGCGACGAGTAAGTGGGCGCAAATCCTGCCGCCATCTGCTCCGAGTGTAACCGGGTATTAAACGAAGGGCAATCCGCAACATACGATTCGCTCTTCGACCGGTACTTTTGCGACGACGCTTGCTGGTCGGATTGGTATGCGGATAATGAGGCGGAATACAAGCGGAAATGGACGGAGGAGGTTGACCTATGAGCCAGAAGACGGAGCGTATATTATCGTACGTATCGGGCGTGGGGCTGGCGTTCTTAGCGGGATTGAACATTGATAAAGAGACGTTAATCACGCTTCCTGTTGCGGCATTAGCGATTATTTTGATTGGTATCGGAGTCGTGGAAGATAAAGACGAAAAGTAGACCGAACCCATCACGAGAGAAAGGAGGATGCGAATGGAACTCGGAAATCTACGGTTGAATCTTAGCGCTTTGACGCCTAAAAATGACGAAGTTAAAAACGAAAAAGTTGCCGAAACAGCCAAGCGGAAGAAGAAGGCGAAAACGGCCGAACCGATCGAGGAGAGCTGGCGTCGCATATTCGCAAGCAAGCTATCGGAAACAGACCGCCAACGATTAAACGAAGTCAAGGCGGCAATGGACGCGGGCAAACTCGCCAGGAACCCGTCTGACTGCGTAAACAAGGCCGGAAACCCGAAGGCGTTCAGCAAGGCGGAGGCCATGCGATTATGGAAGACGCTTCAAGAATCCCAGCGCGAAGAAACTTTGCGGAAGATGGTCGAGAATACACCGGAAAACTACGAATTAATTACGACTGAAGCCCGATTCCAGGCTTTAATTGAGGCGTTAAGTAGCGAAGAAATTATCGCAGTGGATACCGAAACGACCGGCGTTGATGTATATACGGATGTTATCGTCGGGCTTTCGCTCACGCTTCCGAGCGCTGACTGGCACGTTTATATACCGGTTGATCACGTAGATTGCGAGCAACTGAGTCGCGAATACGTGCTTGAAGGATTGGCGCCGGTATTTAACGATGAGTCGATCGGAAAAGTCCTGCACAACGCGATATTCGATATTGCGATGGTCCGCCGACATGGATTCGATCTGAAAGGCGTCGTTTGGGATACGATGACTGCGATGCACATGCTAAATGAAAACGAAGAGGATCGCACATTGGGCGGTGCCGGATCATTTAAATTAAAAGACTTGGCGCCAAAATATCTAAAAACACCGGCAGATACGTTCGACGCTTTGTTTGGTCGGGACGCGCAATTCAAAGAAGTGCCATTAGACATCGCGCTAGTTTACGCAGCTAAAGATACGGAATTAACGTGGAAGCTGTACAAATTTCAACGTCGACACATGGAAAAAATGCCTACGATTTTGGAGTATTACCAAACCGTTGAAATTCCATTGCTGTACGTAATTGTCGACTTAGAAGCTAACGGATATATCCTCGACTTGGATTTCGCAAAGGAATACGGAGAAAAACTGCATAAGCGTGCGGAAGAGTTGCGGTCGGAATTAGTTACGGAGCTGACTCCGTTCCATGAAGGCGACGGTCCGTTAAATTTAAACTCAACCCAACAGATGCGCCCTGCACTTTCGAAGGCGATCGGCAAAGAGCTTCCGAACATGGACGCAAAGAAAACATTAAAGTCGCTAAAAGGCGACCACGAAGTCATTGCAAAGTTGTTGGAGTACAAGAAAATTACGAAGCTCTCCGGTACCTACATTGAAACTCTGCCATTGAAGCAAAATCCGACAACTAAGCGTTGGCATTCGCGCTTTAATCCGATGGGAACCGTAACGGGAAGATTCAGCTCCGGCAAGGATGATGAGGATAAAACAGATCAAGGTTTTAACGTACAGAATCAGCCTCAAGAAGCCCGACCGATGTTTAGCCCTCCTCCCGGAAAAGTGTTGCTGGGTGCCGACTTTAAAGCGCAGGAGATTCGGTGTGTGGCTTATTTATCCGGAGAGCCGGTACTGATAAACGCGTTTTTAGAGGAGCGCGATCCTTACGCTATGATGGCATCAAACTTCTATAAGCGTCCGTACGAGGAAGTCTATAAAAACGCCGATGGCTCAGACACTAAGGAGCGTAAGCAAATGAAGGTCGTGTGGTTAGCGACACTTTATGGGATGAGTGACTATTCTCTTGCGGATATGCTAGGCGTTAATAAAAAAGAGGCGACAAAGTTTAAGTGTGAGCTATTCGGAAGTATGCCGAAGTTATCGGCTTGGCTGAAAGAAAACGAGGAATTTGTGCGGAAGAACGGCTATGTTTGGGCTGACCTAAGAGCGCGAAAACGTCGTCTGCCTGACGCGAAATTACCCCGCAAAAACATCCCGTACGGAAAATGGAATGATCCGAAATATGAGGACGCCAGGAAACATAACTCGAGGATCAATCGTGCTTTGAGGCAGGCGACAAATGCCCGCGTTCAAGGATCGTCGTCTATACAAACGAAGGTCACGATGATTAAGGCTCATGAATATTGCGCTAACAAACCGGGCTGGGCGCTGTGGTCAACGGTACATGACGAATTGATATTCGAAGTTCCGGAGGATTTTACGTGGGAGGAAGCGCAAGACATTCGCTACATCATGCTTAATTCCTATCGTTGGGGAGACGTTGTGCCTAACGGAACAGACATCGAAGTAATGCGAAGATGGGGCGAAGGAGTTCCCGTGGAAGAGTGGTTTAAAACGAAGGGAGACGATTAATTGACGAATATAAACGGAAGATCAGCCGCAAATTCACTGCGGGCACACTTAAAAGAACCGACCAAATACGCGCAGCAGATTGCGGACGAATTGGTCGAATATCTAAACGAATGGCACTCGCTGCCGGAGACGTGGGATAACGCCCTGGACGCGCAGATTCATAAATGGTACGCCAATGCTCCGAAAGTCTTTCCGAAGAAGCCGTATTTCTCGCCGTCATCTGCTAACGCTTGCCCTCGCGAGCTTTATCACAAGGCGATCGGATCTCCGAGAGACGAAACGAAAAAGCCTCCGTATCAAGGGCGATGGACTCGCATCGGTACGGCGATTGGCGATGTGATCCAGCGCGACATTCTCTTTATGGAAAAACACTTCGAGAAGAAGACCGGCCGCCCCTGTCCGTTCAGCTTCGAAAAGAACGAAGACGGAACGCCGATGTTCGAGGATTTCGCGAAAAGGAATCATCCGGTCACACATCGCGGATACTCGTTCAATCTTTACGGAACATGCGACGGCATCATGCGCTACGTAACGGAAGACGGCGAAGTGCTACGCGTTGGCCTCGAAATTAAATCGAAGCAGACGACCGCCGCAAAGACGTCACTCCATTCGATGCGTCAGCCGGAAGAAAAGCACGTTAAACAGTGCGTCGCTTACGGTCCGATGTACGGCGTCGACCTTTACGTCATCCTCTACGTGAACGCGGCTAAAAAGTCGTGGGTGTATCCGGAAGGAGAGTTCGAAAAGTCGCCGGACATGCGGGCGTTCGGCATCGAAATTACGGAAGAAGACGTGACGGAATTATTCGATAGATTCGTAGAGATCCGCAAATCTGTCGAGGAGGGAACGCCTTTACCGTTGGATCTGAACGGATGGACGTTTAACGGATACAAGACGGCTATCGCGAAGTCGTTGACGGATGAAGAACTGGCGGATCTTCGCGCAAAAGTGTCGCGAGTATTGAGGTCGAACGTATACGAATCTACGAAACGGCAGTACGTTGATGCGCTCGAATTTATCGAAAGAGTGCGGGCAGATGAGTAGCGCCAAGCCTATCCGGTGCCTTGCGTTCGACACCTCGATGACCTGCCCAGGCGTGGCGATCATCGAGGTACGCAACCGAAAGCCAACGATCAAAGCGCTATCACACGTCAAGCCAAACCCTAGCCGGTCACACGCGCATCGAGCCGAAGTTATCGAAGGGTGGGCGCTGATGTTCCTCGATAAAAACTACCCGCGGGATGGATTCGATTATGTGGTGCGGGAGGACTTCGCAGGCAAAACGTCGACCTCGAACTATCCGGTTCTGGCGGCGTGGAACGCGTGCGAACGAGCAACGTCGCGATTCGGGTTAACGTTCGATAAGTATTGGAAGACTCCAACCGCAAAGCAACCGCAACTCGGAATATCAGCAACGCGTGTTAAGTCGTTGGTTGCTGGATCAGGCAACGCAGAAAAGGACGAAGTTGAGGCGGCGGTGCGGCGTATGACTGGATATACCGGCGAGTTCGCTAATTTCGACGAGAGCGATGCGGCTGCGATCGGACTTGCGTGGCTGATTCATGTTGGCGTAATAGATAAACCGAAGGAGTGATTCGAATGGATAAAGCGATGGAGTATATCGACAAGCTGGCAGCAAAGCTCGGAGTCGCGGCCGAGCATGTATACGGAGTTCTCGTAAAGCAGGCGTTTGCTAACGGTGTGACTGATTCGATTATCGGGTTCGTTTTTCTAATGATCGCAGTTATTGCGGGAGTCATAATTACGAAGGTGACTGTAAAATCGTATGAGAAGAGCCATTGTAGTTGGGATTACGAATGGTTTCCCGTGGTGCTTGCTGTTTGTTTTTTAGTGGTTACTCCGGGAGGATTCGGTATTTATGCGATCACCGAAGGAATCAAAGCGCTAATCAACCCGGAATACTACGCGATCAAAGAAATCCTCGACACGATCGGAGGGAAGTGATCGGTGGAAGAGCATAGAAATATGATGATTCTTAAACAGGAGATATTTGATGGCTTTATTTATTCGGCGGTTGCTTTAACTCGCCAAATTCAAGCTAAGCAAGGTAAAGAAATGAAATAATAACGCAGGAAGAGGCTGATTTTGTCAATGCGTTTCTTGTGTACGCTAAGGAACTCGCAGACACATTGCATGAACGATATAAGGATGAATTAGGAGGCGGCTCGGATGTTTAAACAGCGACTTATCGAAGCCCTAACGATTGTTGCGCTAATCGGTCTGAGTGTCGCGGGAGGATGTATCGGATATTTTGTCACTAATTTTCTACTCGCGATTCCGGTTATTGGTGTGATTGTTTGGGTCGTTATAAGTATCATAGCAGTCTTCATGGTGGCGGTAGTTATCTGTGGCAGCGCTGTCCGGCTACAAAAGGCATACCGCGAACATAAACGCGTTCAAATGGACGTAGAGGAGGAAACGAAATGAAAAACGAATGCTACGGCGTGCCGGCCGCACAGTTGCGACAGTCCTTACGATGGCTTGACGAACAACTTATCGATGTTGATTACGCAATCAGCCGGCACGATACGAAGTTGATCGAATTAAGAATCGAGCGTGACCGGATTCTGGCGCGAAAAGACGAAATAGAGGCGGAATTAAAACGGAGGGAGTCGATCGAATGACATACGTTGCGATAGTGTGCTTGCTACTTTTTGCGCTATTAACGGTTTTTACGGAAGCAAAAACTATGACGGATAAGATCGTAAAGCTAATCGTTCTCTCTATGTACGCAATTCCTATCGGAGTATTGGTGGCGTCTTTATGTTAATCGCCTATTACTCGCTGGCCGGTAACGTCCGCCGATTCGTAGCCAAGACCGGCCTGCCAGCGGTCGAAATCAAGTCGGATATGCTTTTAACGGAACCGTTCGTCTTGGTAACGGGAACTTACGGCTTCGGTCAGGTCGCTGGCACCGTTTGGGACTTCCTCGCGGATAATGGCGATTTAATGGCGGGCGTGGCTGCGTCAGGCAATCGCAACTGGGGCGGGAATTTCGCAAAGGCGGCGGACTTGATTGCGGAAGAGTACGGAGTGCCGATCGTCCACAAGTTCGAGCTGGCGGGGACGACGGAGGATGTACGGATATTTACGGAAAGGGTGAGCGCTATTGACGAATAAGCACGCGAAGTATATCGAACTTAATAACGAAATTATGATACGGAAAAACGGCGGCTTTCAATTCGAAAAGGATGCCGAAGCCGTCCGCAGTTATTTCATAGATTACGTGAATCAGAATACGGTATTTTTCCACGATCTGCGCGAAAAACTCGACTTCCTGATCGAGAACGATTATTACGAACGCGAGATCTTCGAGCCGTATACTTTCGAGGAAATTAAAGCGGTCTACAAGGCGGCTTATGCGAAGAAGTTCCGTTTCCCTTCGTTTATGAGTGCGTTTAAGTTCTACAACGACTATGCGCTCAAGACGAACGATAAGAAGAAGATCCTCGAACGCTATGAAGACCGCATCGCCATCTGTGCGCTATTCTTCGCAAAAGGGGACGCGGCCAAGGCGATCGAGTTTGCGGAAATGATGATCCGTCAGGAATACCAGCCGGCTACACCAACGTTTTTGAATGCCGGGCGGAAGCGACGCGGCGAACTCGTATCGTGTTTCCTTCTCGAAGTGAACGATTCCTTAAACGATATTCAAATGGCGATCGGAACAGCGATGCAACTTTCGAAAATGGGCGGAGGCGTAAGTTTGAATTTATCGAAGTTGCGAGCGAAAGGTGAATCGATCAAAGGAATCGAGAACGTAACGAAGGGCGTCGTTGGAGTTATGAAACTCCTCGATAATGCCTTCCGCTATGCAGATCAGCAAGGCGCAAGAGCGGGGGCAGGAGCAGCATATTTGAACGTGTTCCATCGCGATATCAACGATTTCCTCGATACCAAAAAGATTAACGCAGATGAAGACGTAAGGGTCAAGACGCTATCGATCGGCGTCGTCATTCCGGATAAGTTTATCGAATTGGCTCGCGAAGACCGTGACGCATACGTTTTCTATCCGCATACGGTCTATAAGGAATACGGCGAGCACCTTGATGAAATGGATATCGGAGAAATGTACGACAAGCTCGTCGAGAATCCGGCGGTGCGTAAGGAAAAGATTAATCCGCGGCAGCTACTCGAAAAGCTCGCGATTCTACGGTCTGAGTCGGGCTACCCGTACATTATGTTCGAAGATAACGTCAACGCGGCTCATGCGCTGAATCACATTTCGAAGGTGAAATTTTCGAATCTCTGTAGCGAAGTACTTCAGGCGTCCAAAGTTTCGGAGTACACCGACTACGGCGAACCGGACGCAATCGGCCTCGATATTTCGTGCAACCTCGGATCGCTCAACATTGCGAACGTCATGGCGGATAAGTCGATCGAGCAAACGGTTAAGCTCGCAGTCGATTCGCTGACGGTCGTATCAGAATCAACGAATATCAAGAACGCGCCGGCAGTCGCTAAGGCTAACCGTCAGATGCGTTCGATCGGACTTGGCGCGATGAATCTACACGGATATCTTGCGCAGAATGGGATCGCTTATGAATCGGAAGAGGCTCGCGACTTCGCTAACGTATTCTTTGCGCTCGTCAATTATTGGTCGCTGGTGCGGTCAATGGAGCTTGCGAAGGAAACCGGAAGCACGTTCGAGGGATTCGAAGGATCAACGTATGCAGACGGCAGCTACTTCGATAAGTACATCGCAGAGGACTTCCGTCCTAAAACGGAGAAGGTCGCGAAGCTGTTTGAAGGCGTTGAAATTCCGAAGCGCATTGATTGGGTTCGGCTGGAGGATAACGTACGAAAATACGGACTCTACCATTCGTACAGACTCGCGATCGCACCGACGGGATCGATTTCGTACGTTCAGTCTGCTACGGCGTCAGTCATGCCGATTATGGAGCGCATCGAGGAACGGACATACGGAAATTCAAAGACGTATTATCCTATGCCGGGGCTTAGCGCGAAGAATTGGTTCTTCTACAAGGAAGCGTACGACATGGATATGTTTAAAGTCGTCGATATGATTGCGACAATTCAGCAGCATGTCGATCAAGGCATTTCATTTACATTGTTCCTGAAAGATACCATGACAACGCGCGATCTGAATCGAATTGATTTATATGCGCATCACAAGGGGATCAAGACGCTGTATTATGCGCGAACTAAGGATACGACTGCGGAGGGTTGTTTATCATGCGTAGTTTAAACGAAAAGGAGGACGAATATTTGACGCAATATACAGCGGCCAACTGGTCGCAACACGACGACGGATTCACGCAGATGTTTTACGAACAGAACGTTAAGCAGTTTTGGCTTCCGGAAGAGATTTCGCTAAACGGCGACCTTCTCACGTGGAAGTATCTCGGAGCCAACGAACAGGATACGTATATGAAAGTGCTCGCGGGTCTAACGCTGCTCGACACGGAGCAAGGAAACGAAGGTATGCCGCTAATTGCCGCCCAGGTATCCGGCCACCAACGTAAAGCCGTCCTGAATTTTATGGCGATGATGGAGAACGCAGTCCATGCGAAATCCTATTCGAACATTTTCATGACGCTCGCACCAACGGAGAAGATAACGGAACTGTTCGAATGGGTGAAGACGAATCGCTATTTGCAGCGGAAAGCCGCAATCATTGGCGGAATGTATAACGCGATTGAGGCAGGCGATGACATTTCGTTATACAAGGCGATGGTTGCATCGGTTTATCTCGAAAGCTTCCTATTCTACAGCGGCTTTTATTATCCGTTATATTTCTACGGCCAAGGAAAGCTGATGCAGTGCGGAGAGATTATCAACCTCATAATTCGGGACGAAGCGATTCATGGCGTTTATGTCGGTTTGCTCGCCCAGGAAATTTATAACCGACAAGAGGCGGACGTACAGCTCGAATTACGCGACTTTGCCGTCGAACTGCTTACGGACCTCTACGAAAACGAGGTCGCATATACCGAAGATATTTATGATCCGGTCGGACTGACTCATGATGTCAAGAAGTTTATTAGATATAACGGAAACAAAGCGCTAATGAACCTTGGATTTGATCCTTACTTCGACGACGAGAAAGTTAATCCGGTAGTGCTTAACGGATTGAGTACGAAAACTAAGTCGCATGACTTCTTCTCAATGAAGGGCGTGGGATACAAGAAAGCGACCGTTGAGTCCCTAAGAGATGAGGATTTCGTATTTGAAAACTAAAGATGATTTCGTCGGTCTCAGGTTGACCAATAACCGAGGTCAGGAATTTGTTGTCGTCGAGAAAGTGATCACAGGGAAAGGTAAGGCAAACAGGTACAAAATAAGGTTTGATAATACCGGATATGAGACTACTGCGGAAAAGGTGCAGATAAAGAGAGGAACAGTAAAGGACCGTTTCGAGAGATCTGTATTTGGAGTAGGTTTTCTAGGGAATACGAAGATGGTAGATAACAAGATAGCCTACAATGTTTGGAGTGGGATGTTGGAGCGTTGTTATGATCCTACTTGTGATAGTTATTCTGATTACGGCGGCGCGGGCGTCACCGTATGCGACCGTTGGCATTGTTTTGAGACATTCTTAAAGGACTTAAGTGGTATCGAGGGGTACGACGAGTTAAAGTTTAAAGAACGCGTCATATACCTCGATAAAGATATAAAACAAAAAGGAACGCCGAAGAACAAAATGAAATATTCTCCCGAAACTTGTTGCTTCGTCACTAACGCAATCAACAGCGCACACAGAAATTTGACTAACGCACGTGTACACTTCATCGCAAAGTCCCCGGACGGAGAAATTATCCGAGCGGAAGGACTTCGGCCATTCTCAGAAAAATACGGACTGCATCGCCCAATAATAAAGAAATGTCTGCGAGGTGAACGTACGGACTATAACGGCTGGACTTTCGAACTTGTAAAAGAATCGAATTGGGGGCGTAAGAGCGCTTAACGCTTGCCATTACGAAAGTATATGCGCAGTTATTAACGAGGAGGTTTTCGTATGAACGTAAATATTAAACGCCTGTCACCCGATGCACAAATTCCGCAATATGCTCACGCCTCAGACGCCTGCTTCGACCTGGTTGCGGCAGAAGACGTCATCATCGAGCCGGGAGAAACCGCGCTAGTCAAAACGGGGCTAGCGTTCGAGATTCCGGAAGGCTACGAAATGCAGATCCGGCCACGCTCCGGCATTACGCTGAAGACGAAGCTTCGCGTTCAGCTCGGTACAGTTGACGCGGGCTATCGGGGCGAGGTCGGAGTGATTGTCGATAATATTGCGCCATTAAATATGGAAGTTCCTTTCGACTATGGACCGATAATGGTTACCGGAGAGATTTATAGAATGAACGGAGAATTGCCGCAGTTTTCGTACATCATCCACAAAGGAGATCGCATCGCCCAGGCCGTAATTAAGCCGGTCGAGCAGGCGGCTTTTACGGAAGTGGCCGAGTTGGGCGATAGCGATCGAGGTGCGGGCGGTTTTGGTAGTAGCGGGGTTAACCGTTAATGAGGGGTCCGAATAACTCTTTAACCTTCATTGAGAGATAAGTTCCAGCAGCAGTGCCTATAACGCTTAATGACGCACCACCAACTTTGCCGATTGTTCTTTTGGTGTGTTCCCAAACCTTATTATCACGTATATTACCCAAGAATTCATGACCTTTATATGTCAATTCATCAACATAATATCCGGCAAGATCACTTGCTCCGAAAATTAAGCCTCCTTCAATTAATTTTTTAATTGTATAGGCCACATCATCGGGGTCATACTGTTTCGATTCATCTAGTTGTTTATACAAATCTTTATAATAGAGTCTTTCGTGAATTCCCGTTTTTTCCGTAACGAGTAATACTTCTCTAACAAGATCAGGCTTTAGTTCCAAAAAAAATCTCCCTTTCTATTTTTTTAAAAATATTATCTCATTATTTATGTAGGAATGGAAGAATTATTTATTATTTTCAAATTTTAAGGAGGGCAAATTAATGGCGGAAACCAAAATGAACGTACAGATAATCTCACATACGCAATTAAGCGACGAATTCAAACAGACTCTCGATTATAGAAAATACGATGAATCTGGCGAATATTTTACGAACACCTTGGACGATCTGCACCCAACCGACGGTCAAGCGATCGCCTTAACCGCAATCAGAACGTGCTATAGCGCCAACAAACCGTCCGAAATCGTCGCAAAGGAAGGCGCCAAGTATTTCGGCTCCAAAGCGTCAGATGGCTGCGCAGGAACGGACGCCGACCGCCTATTCCGAATGATCGTACGTTCCGGCCACACGTCGACGCTTGAGCATATATCGTTCACCTTTGCGATTGAAGGCGTCAGCCGGGCGTTACTAGCGCAACTTACACGGCATCGCGTCGGCTTTAGTTTCAGCGTCCAGTCTCAACGTTATGTGCGGATGGGAAGCGATGATAAGATCGGCGGATTCGATTACGTAATGCCTAATAGCGTCAAAGGATCGACCGTTAAAGAAGCGCTTTTCCGTGCGGCAATGAGATCTCATCAGGAAGACTACGATGCGTTAAGAGCGCAGGGAGTGCCCGCTGAAGATGCCCGCGCCGTCCTCCCGCAAGCAGCCGCAACTAATCTCGTAATGACTGCGAATCTACGATCGTTACTCGAATTCTACTCGAAACGGAAGCCGGGTAAAGGTGCGCAAAAGGAGATCGCTGATCTAGCCGAAGCTCTACGCCAGGAAGTCGTTAGTGCAGAGCCGTGGACCGCGCAATTCTTCGAGGAGGTGTAAGCATCGGAATCCTAACGAATTTCACGCTAACAGCGCAGCTATTCTCCGGCCATTGTCCGGCAGATCAGCCGCCAGAACCGCCAAGGATAACGCCAGAGAAGGCCGCCATCCAATCGGCTGAATTGCGCAACAGAGAATTAACGAAAGAGATAACGAAAAAGGAAGCGAAGATACAGGCGCTTGAGGACGAAATCAAGGCGCTGAAGAAGACGAAAAAGAAACCTGCTCCGACCGCAACTAAAACGTCAGCATGGCGGACTTTCACCGCGACAGCTTACACCGCATTCTGTTCGGAGGGCTGCACCGGCATCACCAAAACGGGAGTAGACGTCAGCCATTCGATCTATTACGAAGGAGCACGCGTCATAGCAGTCGATCCGTCTGTGATTGCGCTTGGCTCTACGGTTGAAGTCCGACTCGCTGACGGTTCGAGTTTTCGGGCGAAGGCGATCGACACGGGAGGCGCGATTAAAGGCGCACGGCTCGATCTGTTGGTCGCAAATGAAGCCGACGCGGTACAGTTCGGCCGGCAGTCGGTAGAGTTGCGGGTTATTAAATAACGGGAGGGCGAATAAATGACGAAAACTAACGAAAAAATCCACGTATTGGCTGACGAATCACTTGGCGGAATCAAACGAGAATATGTAGAGGTCAATAGGAAGGCGGAGGAAGGCGAGAAGATTGTGATCGTAGACAAAAGGTATCCGGGCGATATTTACGAGAACGGAGATGTTTTTACGGTAGACCGCGAAGTTCCTCCGGGATCGGGTTTTGTGGGAAGTGACGAGGCTATATCCGAGATGAACAGTTCCGGACTTATCTACCTCGGAGAATACCGCGTGCTCGAACCGACCAATATCGTCCACATTGACGGACCTGACGGCACGGAGCGCTACGAAATGGTCGACCGAGAGGCGGAAGTGGGCGAGAAGGTTATTCATTTGAGCGAATTGTATTCGGATGGAACAGTAACGGAGGTCACTAGTGTGGGCGCTGGCATGGTCGACGTAATTGAATACGAAGATTCAGACGGAGATATTACATGCGGATTTTCGCACGGATGCTATCGTGTCCTCGTCCCGGCCGAATCCTCCGAAGAAGAACCGCAGCCCTCCGACCCGATCGACGTTATCGCTAACCTGGCGACGCGTGTTGCGGAATTGGAACGCGAGAATAAGCGAATCCAGAAAGAGCTCGGATGGTATGAAGTGGGGGCGGGAAGCATCGCTAATCTACGGAATGACGTTGCGGATATTCGCCACGATATCGCTAAGCTAGAGGATAGAATCGTACACGATTATGCTACAAACGAGGATGTGACCGATTTTCTATACGAAGAAGTTAAGCGTCTACAAGACGAAATAGACACGCTTCACAAAGACAACCGGAGGCACGGCGAAGAGATAGCGCAGTTAGAAAAAGGCGTACACGCGCAATCACAGCGCCATCTATATCGCCAACAAGAAATTGAGCGCGTCTGGGAACGTATGGATCGCATAGAGTCGGAAACGGAGTCGCTGAAATATGCCGCAAAGGAAACGGACGGAAAGGTGGCGAACCTCGAATCCGACTCAGATACGCGCTTATTCACTGCCGAAGAGGTTGCCGCACTTCTTAACGCAATGAGGGAACGCCAATGAAGATCGCCCTCACCGCACCACTTCGCGCAGGCAAGTCGCTGGCCGCATCGTACATCTCGCTTCACTACGATTTCCAGCCGTTCGCATTTGGCGACGAACTGAAGGACGCATTTCACCGCGCATTCCCTCACGTTCCGAGAAATCCGAAGCCGCGCGCTCATTATCAGAAGTTCGGACAGTGGGCGCGGGAAGCCTTCGGAGAGGACGTTTGGGTTAACGCTACCATGACGAAGGTGGACGCTTACCTGGCACGGTATTCCTGCGACTGCGGAGGCGGCTTGGCTCCGATGCTTAAAAACCGCGTGCTTGTCGAGGACTGCCGGCAGCCAAACGAATACGATCGATTGCGCGCCGAAGGGTTCAAAATCATACGCATCACGGCGCCGGAGGAACTACGGATTGAACGCGCAAGAAAAGCCGGTGATGACTTCGACTTGGCGGCGCTGAAGCATCCGACCGAGCTTGCGCTATTAGATTTCGAAGTTGATTACGAAGTTACAAACGATGGAACGATCGATGAATTATACGCGAAACTGGACGCGTTGATGGAGGCGATACTATGACGGGATTTAACTTAACGCCGCAACATCCGGCAAACGGACTTACGGTACTTGAGCCATGCTGTGGTGGCGGCCTTGGCGCAATCGGTATCAAGGCGGCTGGTTACAATATAGTGAAGGCGCTGGATTTCGATAATAACGCCGTTAAAGCTTACCGTCACAACTTCGGAGATTACGTTGAACAGGCGGATATAAACGAAGTTGACATCGACAGCTTACCGGACACAGACGTTATATTCGGCGGTCCTCCGTGTCAAGATTTCTCCGTCGCAGGCAAAGGCGCTGGCGCTGACGGTGATCGCGGTAAATTAGTGTGGCGTTATCTCGAAATCATTGCGGCAAAGCAGCCTAAAGCCTTCGTATTTGAAAACGTAAAAGGGTTAATAACGAAGCGTCACCGTCCTACATTCGATGCTCTTATCGAGAAGTTTAACGAAATAGGTTACGAGATTAGTTGGCAGGTTATAAACGCGTGGCATTACGGAGTAGCCCAGAAGCGTGAGCGCGTGTTTATCGTTGGTGTGCGGAAAGATCTAGGCTTCGCATTCGAGTTTCCGAAGCCGTTAGAAGACGATTATCAGACGCGAGTGTTACGGGATGTTATCGGAGACCTACCGGAACCCGAGCGCCAAGACTGCGGCAAATATTGGACGCCTAAAAGCGAATACACATACGGCCAAGCTAACCGCGTGCAATCGCTAGATAAACCGTCAAATACGATTCCTGCGCACCATAACAGCGGCCAGCCGATCCATCCAACGGAAGCACCTAGACGTTTCACCGTCCGTGAGTGTCTCCGAATCCAATCTGCGCCAGACACTTACGTCCTGCCTGACGATATTTCTTTATCGGCGCAGTATCGGATTGTCGGAAACGGAATTGCTTCGCGCGTTGCGTGGTATATCGGACGGGCGCTTGCGGATCAATTGGCGTCAGTGTCTAACTGAAACGCATATGTATGCGAAGGATACGCTAAATACGGCTGCTTGGACGCCTCGCCATCGCCGATCAAATAATAGCGTTGCGGAAGCTTATCGAAATCAATGCCGATTTTACGCAAGAACGGCCATGCCGAAACATTGCCGCGCTTATCGAATTTGAACGGTTTGACGTCCGGCTGCTTAACGAGTTCGGGCTTGCCGACAACAATGCGCTTTTCTGCCGCGTCATATGCGACGGATAAATAAAACGGTCCGTCCGTAGGCAGTCCGATGACGCGCCGCGCACCGGCCGAAACAAACAAACGTCGTTGCTTTTCGATTGTGATATACGCTTTGGTGTTGCGTTCGAAGTCGTTAGATATCCACGTAAGTGCCATAACGAATCTCCTTACGGAAGTATTTACGTTCAGTATAGACGGAATAGTTACCGATAGTCAACTGTGATGTGCGAATTGTTAACGAAGTTATTAACGAAAGAGGAGGCGGTTGTTATCGGAACAGTCAAAATCGATCTACACCGAAAGGATCGCGAATTTGAGGCGGCTTATGCGCTAGACAATGCGGAGGGCGTCAAAACGCTGCTCTCCGATTATCCGAAGTTCGTCAGCCGCAAACGGCTCGGAGAATACGAAGCTGCCGAAGTGCTGCTCGATCTGCACAACGCGATCGAGCTTGCGAAACTGACCGACAGACAGCGCGAAGCCATCCGGCTCGTATATTTCGAAGATCTGACGCAAGTGGAGGCGGGAAAACGGATGGGAGTTGGCAAGGATTCGATTAATCATCTGATAAATCGTGCAGCCGATTCAATTGCGGATATTTACTACTATTGGGCGGGACATGGCGAAGGATACTCGACGGGAGGACGAATTAATGGATAAGGCGCTACTACACGAAATGATTTCCGAATTACAGAAGCGAACGAAGGCTGGAGAATTGGATCGTATTGAACGTATTAAGGAAATTAACGCACTTGTGGAAGCATACCACGATTCAGTCGGTAAATCTCCGGACTCCACGGAACTTGAACATATGGCAAATCTTATTATCTACGAAGAGCTAACGAATCCCCATCCGGATAAAATGACCCGCGAAGAGTACCCGATCATGAGCGAGACACAGCGAGAGGAGCGTATTAAGTCTGAAGCTTCCGAAAAACTTGCCGAAGAGTACGGGGCAGATGGCCGAAATTATAAAGTTCCAACGCGAAGAAAACGCTCTTCATACGAGGAAAAATTCGTTGATAGGGCGGCCAGGGCGCGAAATAAAGAACGAAGAAGCCGCTATAACGATTTCGTAAAGGGGAGATCCCCGGGACAGTTTACGGTCGATATCGCAACCGGTGAAAAAATTTCTCATTAAACCCGCTATTTTTACCCGTTTAGCTGTCTATACGTTATGAGGGCGCCACATCCGCGCTCTTTTATTTTGCGAAAAAGGAGACGATATTTTGAAAAGATTACGAGTAGTAAACGCAGAAACAGGCGAAGATCTATCGACAGACTACACGCTTAGACATCGGAACCAGGACGAAGCCTTCCGGGAGCAGCAAAAGCAGACGACGGACAGGCGCGACTTTTCCAACGCCAATATGTCTAATATTCACGAAGTCTATGACGCTCTCACAACGGCACAATGCGGCTATCTCATGTTACTGCAATGTTACGTCGATTACAACGGCGTCCTCGTTAAATCCAGCCGCGACAAAACTCCGATGACTACCGCGGATATGATGTCCGTTCTACAGCTCGTGAAAAAGCCGCGAACGTTCTACGATTTTTTGAGCGCTTGTACTGCGCACGATATTATCCGGGAAGAAGACGGCATATACTCGGTGAACGAACGATATCATTTCAAAGGTAACTTCGGAAGTCAGTACGTCGTCAAACTATATACCGCGAAGATTAAGAAAGTGTACAGCGAAGTGAAGGCGACGGACATCGGCCTGATCTATCGGATGCTACCGTTTGTACACTACGAAACTAATGCGCTTTGCGAAAATCCTTTCGAGAAGAATCCGAAGCATATACGGTGGTTCAATAAGAAAGAGCTTGCGGTAGCGATCGGAGTAACGCCAGATACGCTTGGCCGCCGACTGAAGCAGATGAAATTCGACGGAGAGTTCGTTGTCGCGCGAATAAAGGTCGGCAGCGAACCGGAACGATATACGTTTAATCCTAACGTGTTTTATCGTCAGTCAAAGGCGCCGGATAAGACGCTACTTGCGATGTTTAACGTTAATAAGCCGTAGATGAACGAAAAAAAAAGCGCCTTAGACTGGCGCCTCTATCTCGTCTTAAATCCGTTCACAAAGCTCTCTCCGTCTTTCTCCGTGTTAATAAGCTGCTGGGCGCTTTGGCTGATTCGTTGAGCAAGCGCCTCTTGCGCTTTTCCTTCGAAGCTGTAGAGAAGCGATGAATAAACGCTGTTCATTTCTTTTTGTATATCGCCTATTTTAAACTTCGGTCTTAGTGTCGTTTTAATGCCTTCAAGCTTAGTTGCGGCCGTTACTCTCATGCCCGTTTTCAGCATTTGAAGCTGGTTGCGCCGTATGAAGAGGGTATCTTCTTGATCTCCGTTTAAGTTGTTGAGTGAAGCCAGTTTGTTGAAATTTTCCATTGTTTCATCTCCTAAAGTTTAAGCCAATTTGCCAGCATTTTATCTTTCGATTTAAAATCTTTTG